GTCAAAATATCCTTTGCACTCAACCAACACTCCATTTCCAAGGTCGAAGTCTGGTATGTACCGGGAAGGCGTATTGTAACTGATAACGGGTGACTGCGGTTCATAAACCACTTTTCGTTTTCCAAGGTTATCGTACACCCTTTTCTCAAACTTACTTCTGAATTTCACTAGCCAACTCTTTCTTCCTTGTGTAGGATAAATTACTCCACCAATCTTCAAAAATTGCTAACCTTTGTTCATCAGTTAGGTGGTTACCTGTAGGGCTATAAGTTTCATCTAGGAGTAGGACATCAAGATTGTTCAATGTTTATCTCCGGTACTGTAGCCAGTGGTTCTCGTTTAACTTCTGTTAGGTAACGGGGCCCAGTGCTGTAAGCAAACGCTCGCAGCTTAATACCACGATCTTCACAACACCTGAACTTGTGAGCACAGTAACTACAACCAGTAGGAAGTTTCATGTTACCGCTCTTACCGTCAGGTACAGGTTCGTAGCAAGGCTCCGGTGGGGTGTCTTGCTCTAGGACTTCCTTTAACTCGTCGATACGAGGCTCGGGCTGGTGGTGGTCAATGACGATAGGTCCAAGCTCGCTTACACAGATGTCTCCTGTGACCTTCTCCATTGCCACCCACGCAGCACCCTTGCCGGGAGTAAGCACATGGGCGTACCCCGAAAGCTGTTCAACGTACCCGAAGGGATCGTCTTGGGTTACAGTGTTCGTTTCAAATTTCTTGTATCCGTAAGGAGATGCCGACTTGACATCCACAACGACACCATCAATGATTGCGTCAATGTGCCCTTTGACACCCCCGACTTCAACCTCCCTTTGCTCGTCCTTGACTTCATGTCCTGCTTCCTTAATTAAGAACAACAGCATCTCTTCAATCAGAGCGCCGTACATAAACTTGAGGTAAGTCTTAGGTAGCATCGGCTCCTTAGTGCCTTCCTCGGGGTGACCCTCGTACCACATCTGTCGGTTAGGTTTACCCAACGCGGAGAAACGGAGAGGGGTTCGTGCTTCTTCTTGCTTAGCTAGGCGGTGCTTAAACATCTCTCGAATGTTCTTGCAGAACGTGTCTAGGTTTTCTTCGTTGACCTCGTGGTGTACCTCAGGATCAAACAAGGAGTACACGTCAGTGGGCAGGTCTTTAAGTTGCTTCAACTTCATCTCCGTCTTCTTCCCAAAGCCTCACAACGTTAGCCTCTAGGTGTTCTCTGTTTTCTGTGTACACGTAGGTCACGTCTTCTACGTCGTGTGGTTCAGGGTACGTTTCTAGTACCCGTGTGGCCTTCTCGTGGGCCTCGTCTTCGCTAGAAGCAAGGACAGCAACAGACACAGTGTCTAGAAGCTCTCGTCGTACTTCAGCAGTGAAGCGATATTTATTCACGGATAATCTCTCAATCGTTGTTATTGTTGGCGGTAGTCCGGGAATCGCACCCGACTCTTCGGTCCACAGGGGCCACCGACGCATCGCTACTATGCTTACTACTCATAAAACTGGACGACAGTAACGCTCACAGTGGCGCTCAATACTAACCCTGCGCTGCCGTGCCCACAGGGAAGATAGACGACATCAACCCGAGGGTTGAACTGTACGGATTAGCCCGGATAATGGGTTACCGAGTAGAACCCTTAGAAGGGGATGTCGTCCTCAAGGTCTTCAGGCGTGTCGTCCGAAGTCTTAGTTGGCTTAGGTCCCGCCTTAGCCTTCTTCTTCGGAGAAGCCTCTGAAGAATCATCCATAGCACCGAACTCGTTAGTCTCGTACGGTACAAGATCAGTTACTCGAACAGCAAGAACCCAGATGCTCTTCTTCTTGCCTTTACCCCAGTCGGTGATCTTAAGTTTCACGTCAGCAACAGTACCGTTACCGAGCAGCTTGTCTTCACCCCAAGGCTCATTGTCCTCGTTGTAGATACGAATGGGATCGTTCTTCTTTCCTTCGTAGTTAAGCTCAGGCTTACGGAGGTTCAGGTAAGGGCCCTTGTCCGGGTTCTTAGCGTCTTCCTTGTCCTTGAGACGGTCGAGGAGTTTGTGCTCCTTGAGGAAGCTGGTGTCCTCAGGCTCGAACTCTAGGGTCCACTCCTTGCCGGTTCCTTCGTAGTTGTTTACGAGGGCTCGGTCACCCACGATCTTCGGCCAGAACAAACGGCCCTTTGCAAATACAATAGTCGATTCACTCATGTTATTTTTTCTTTCTCTTTGTTTGCAATATCTAGCAGCTTTAGCGTAAGGTGACCAATAATCACGAGGTCGTTCCCAGTAGAACTCAGACATATTGTTATAATCTATCAGGTCCACTGGAAAATCTCCTCACCTTACACCAATAGTATAGCACATTTTTAGAATTTGTCAAGCTTTATTTTATATTAAAATGTGCTAATTCTTTTAAAGCTTCTTTAGCCACTTGTTTGCTGGCTACACAGGTGTCTGGATCAGTTACAATAACTGCAAAATATCCTCTACACCTTTTCAATTGGTTAAAATATTCTCTTGATGTTTTCCTCCAGTCTAGTGAGTCTCTGCCCATGTCAATCCAATCTTACTTTCTGCGTCCAAGGGAACGTTCATGTTGAGCTTACGGCCAGCTTCACGGATAGCTTCTTCTGCTACCGCAGCGTGATCGTAAACGTAGTCAGGGTGTACATCGTGCTGCCATTCGTCGTGGATGTCTCCAACCTTCAACGAATCAAACTGTAGCTTACGAATGTACGAATCAAGGATGCAAGCACCGAGGGCCATGACCCTAGCACCACCACCCTGTAGCTTGTAGTTAAGAGCGGCGTGAGGAGAAGGACAGATAACTTGTGAGCCATCCACTAACTCGATACGTCCACTACGTTGTTCGTTCTCAGCTTGTTCGATAATCTCGCCGATACCAAGCCTGTCAAGAAACAGTTGACGTACCTTCTCGCCCTCTGGTGAGACCTCGTACTCATTTCCTCTCTTATCCTTGCGGGTAAAAACAGGGAGCCCAAGTGTCTTAGCAATCTTAGGTGGTCCAGCGCCGTACAAGATGGAGTAGATAAGTGTCTTGGCCTCAGGCCGTGTGATTCCTACTACGTCTGCGTTGTACTGGTGCGGGTCACCTTCGACAACTTGCTTGGTGAAGTCTGGACGGTTAAGGTAGTGAGCAAGCATCCGCAATTCGAGGCCCGCTGCGTCAGTCCCAACAAGAAATCTGTTAGGTCTTGCGGTCCACAAATCTCTTGACTCGTATGTAAAGTAACCATCTTTGCCGAGGAGGGGGCGTCCTTCACTTCCCACCCTGACTGCTGGAATGTTTGCAGTGTTAGGTGCTTGGTGTCTGAATCTGAGCGTATCTGCAACAAACAGTTTACCGTGTATCTTTGAGTCATTCTCGTTCCATGCCTCTAGCCAAGTGTTAATCATGTTGGCTCGACCGTTGACACTCATCCAAGTAGCAATCAGTCGGACCTCAGGTACGTTGTGTGTTTCTAAGAACTCCTCAAGCGAGGGGCTCAGCTTGCCTTTGTCGAACGGCTTCGGGTTACCGCCGCCCCCTTTCTTTGTCTTAGGGGTGAACTCACGCGGCTCCCAACCGAGGGATACAAGCTTATCAATTCTCTGGTTAGGTGAGCCAAGGTTAAACTCAACGAACTCATACGCATCATACGTTCCGTCGTCGGATGGCTCGATGTCGTATCGCTCAACATCGCGTTGATATATGGCTGTAGGTTTGCCAGCTGCCGTGTACATATTTCTTTTTGCAACGTGTACTCGTTCTGCGGGAAAGGCTTCTCTAATTTCACTCTGTAGGTCCTTCTCAATTTGTCGTAGTTCTTGGTACAACGCAAGAGCACGGGGCCCGTCGAAGTGGAAACCGTTCTTACGTTGCTGTTCAATTATCTCTGTCATTCGGTGTTGAATCCACACGCTACGCTCATCGAACTTAATCTTGGCTAGCGTCTTCATCAACCTAACAAACAACTTGGCTGTGATGTACACGTCCATATGACAGTACTCAACCATCTCGTCACTCAAGCGATCCCACTCGTCAAACTTAATCTTAGGGTGGCCCATCCGTTCACCCCAAGCGTCAAGAGAGTGACCCCCTGAGATACTAGGACTGTAGAGAGTACTCAGTACCAGAGTATCAATGCAATTCCCACTGTTAAGATCAGTACCCACCAACCTGTTGAGGACGGGGGCATCGAATTTGAGGAGGTTGTGTCCAACAAATACATCCTTGGCGTCTCGCTCAGCGAACCATTCTTTGATTTTATCATGGCCAATACAAGCCCCTTTCTCATTAGTACCGAGGTTCCGCCAGCACATTACCCAAATCTGAGTAGGCTTAAGGCTGTCGGCCTCGATGTCGATTACGAATGTACGATCTGCTTTATCGTTCCAATCTAAGTACACGTTTGACTTCTCCCGGTCAATTATTGTCTTTATTTATTTTATCTTAGTAGCTCTGTATATGTTGTAACAATTAAGAGCCTCCTCCTCAAAGAACTTTTCAGCGTCCTCCCTAGTGTGAAAAGTCTCAACAGTGTCCTCCCACTGTTCATTTATCCACGTTACTAGGTAGACGTAATCACCTTGAATGTCTTCAACCCATCTGGTCAAATTCATTCCCGGTTCCTGAGGCTCCTTGCTCGAACTCGATTGCTTGTTCACTAGATAACTCCTCTAGTCTACCGTTTGTTTCGTTGTAGTGCAGCCAGCAAGCAGGGCCAGTCCGACCGTACTTCCTGTTCTTTTCAATACTGAGGCGTGTGATGTTACGCCGCCACTCGTCCATCTCTTTCTTGTCACGTTCGAGACGGATGATGATGTTAGCCACCTGCTCAGGACCTGCGGAACCACGGACTTCACCTTTACGGTTAACATGGATAACACAGAACACTGCGATGTCTAGGTTCATGGTGAGCGTCTTGATCTTGGTTGAGATTTCGTCAAGCTGCTTACGCTCGTCACCAGACTGGTCACTAACGATGATACTCAAGTGGTCAACCATGATGTACTTACAACCAATGGCAGCCATGTGTCGTATCTTACCGAGCACTACGTCGATGTCGTTGCTACCGAAGTGGTCCCAAATGACTACACGATCAGTCTCCATGACTTGTTCGTAAGCTTCCTTGAGTTCTTCCTCAGTACGTTCAACGTCAGGAAAGTGATACGGCTTGTTTTTGTGAATGGACATAAGACCGATAGCAAGATCACGCTTAGGCTCTTCAAGGTGGAGGAACCCAACACCAACCCCCTCGCTAATCAACTCTGGGTTGAACAGCAGGGAGTACTCAATCTCTTTCATCACACTAGTCTTACCGACACCAGTGTCAGCAGTCAACAAAACCAACTCACTCGTACGAATGCCGAAGGTCTTAGCGTTGAGGCCATCCCACGGGTACGGCACACTCCTAGGTTCCTTGTACTTCAGCACCTCCTCTTTGAGGCGGGCGTCACTGCCTAGTTGGATACCGTCAGGCATGAAGACAGGGGCCCTGTACCACTCGTCGACGTAAGCCTTGGTGTCACCTTTAAGTAGGTACTCATTAGGGTCCTTGAACTTACCGAGCTTCAGTATCTTGACCTTACCCGGAGCAAACAAGGCGGCGCACTCCTTGGCTGCCTTCTGTCCGGGGTCGTCGTTGTCGAAGTTAAAGATGATGGTGTCGAACGAGTTCAAGTATTCGAAGTTGTGGGCAACCTCTTTCTTAGCAGAGGAAGCTGACATAACACCAACGTTAGGGAACCTACTACCTGTCATCTGGAACGCTGCCATAGCGTCGTAGAAGCCCTCGGTTACCGTGATACTCCGACCACCTTCAGGAAAGAAGTTCTGACCGAAGAGGATTGTGTCGGAGATAGGGCCCTCAGTCTTAAACTTCTTACCCTCGTACCGTACTTGGTTGGCTACGTGCTTACCCTCGGCATCGAACTTAGGGAACACTGCCTCTAGGTCGTTGTCGTCCTTCTGACTAACACTGACTTTGTACTTGGCGACAGTAGTGGCGTCGATACCACGGACCTCTAGTCCCGGCATCTTGACCGTAGGCAACGGGATGATACCGTCGCTAGTCTTTTTAGGTTTTGTCTTAGGTTCCGTCACACTCTTTCCTTTGTTGTTATTATTGTACTCTAAGTGGTAGTCGCAGTCAAACCCAAAGCAATTCTCGTGGTCGTCGTAAATACCTAGGTTGTTCTCGCT